GCTGTACCGCGATTGCTAAGGGTATACGTTCCGGTCGATCCGCCAGTGCCAGAGGTCTGTGCGGTCACTGTGGTTGCAGCAGACGGGAAGCCCGCTCCGCCAGTGATGGTGTCGCCAACCGAAATATAGGTGGAGACCGCCGTCACCTTGACCACATCACCGAAGGTGGTAACGCCCGTCGCGCTGGCAGTGTAGGCCGTACCCGCCGCACTGAGGGTGTAGGTGCCCGCGCCGCCAGGAGTTCCCCCCGCCAATTGCGAGGCGATGGTTGCGCCAACCGGGAAACCCGCGCCGCCGCTGATCGTATCGCCAACTGAAATCAGGCCCGTGGTTACAGTGACCTTGACCGTCGATCCGAAGCAGGTAACGGTGGCAGAACTGCAAGTATTCTCAGCACTCAGTTCATAGGTGCCCGCGCCGCCAGGTGTGCCGCTAACCAGAGAGCTAATGGTGGTTCCAGGAGTGATCCCCGAACCGCTCACCGTATCGCCGATGCTGATAAGTCCGGTGACAGCCGTCACAACAAGTTGAGTAGCAGGTGAGCCAGCCGAGGCCGTGAATGTCGCGCCGAGAGATGCTGTGTTGGTCGATCCGAGGCTGGCCGTGTTGGTCGATCCGAGCGTTGCTGTCACGCTGGCCGAAGTGCCTGCCGAAGACATGAGCGAGCCATCCGCGAACGACGCATAGAGCGTCGCGCCCTTAGCAATCGAAGAGGGGCCAGTGTTATTGTCCAGAAACTCTCCACGCGTCATCAACGTGACGGGGAAGCCCGGAGGAATCAGAGTTCCCGCCGCCTGCAAATACTCAGTCAGCAAACCTTGCTGGTCACGGTGAACAAAGCCATCAGGCTCGGCAACCGTTTGTCCCGAACTAGAAACTGTTCGCCCATCAGTGCCAACCCAGGCGAAGTTGCCAATGATGACACCATTGGGCCCGGCCACAAACGCGCCGCCCGCTGGAGTGAGAGACGATGCCCTCGGGTTGGCGCTCGCAAAGTCACCCTCAACCCCGAAAGGATTGTAGCGGTTGACGCGTGTCTGGAAACTTCCAATGAGATTGCTTCCCATGATCTTCTCCTTACATCACCTGAATTGAACGGCCTGCGCCTACGAACTTTTCCTCGACTCCGGCTGAGTCGAACGCCTGGCGCGGAGCGGGCTTGTTGGCCTGTTGCGCCAGATTGAAGAGCGCCCGCAACGCCGGAACACCCTGAACGTCCTTGCGGTCGATCTTCATCTGATCGAGCGCAAAACCGTAGATTCCTTCAGCGGAGTCTTGCGCCAGAACGTCGCCGACGATGGGACGAACTGCCCGACGTGCTTCATCCGCCTCACGCAACTCTGCGCGAAATTCATCCATTGCGTGTTTCATCTTGTCCTCCGCCTTTTTCTTTTCGTCTTCCTCCGCGTCCTTGGCTTTCTTGGAGTCGCCGCCCGTCTTGCCTTTTTCAGCGGCGACCTTTCCGGCAACCTTGGCTGCGTATTCCTTGGAGTATCCCTTGTCTTCGAGCTTGCTCACGAGGCCATCGAAGTCGTCACATGCCGTCTTCATGGCGTCCTCCGCCTTCTTCTCGTATTCCTTGCGCTTCGCCTTGTCCTCGTCGTCCTCTTCGGCGTCGCGGGCCTTGCGCTTATCCTCGGACATCTCCTCCTCGTCCTTAGCCCACTCATCGAAGGACTTGTCCTTGGCCCGCTTTCCGTCCTTGGCCTTCTTGTCTTTGGCTTCCTTCTCTTCGCGCTCTTTCTTCTCGGCCTCGGTATCCTCTTCGGCCTCAGCATCCTTCGCGGCCTGCATTGCAGCAAGCGTCTCCGGCTTGCGGAGTTCGGCGTCCATTGCGAGCAGCTTGGGTTCGAGTGCCTTCAGATCGAAGTCCCTGCGCTTCATGCCGATGACGAGAGGCTTGAGGGCTGCGTCCTGGGCCAACTTGGGCGATGCAGCACAGAGAATTGCGTAAAGAGCTTTGCCGAATTTCGTTTCCATCTTCGTCTCCAGTTTGCTGTCCGCAGCCATCACGTCTGATCCGGCCCGGCCCGATTTAACCAACGCAACGTGATTCCCTTGAATGTCCCGCATCACTCCGTCGTACCGCTGCCCTTCGTACATCCCCGGCGTCATATCGGCCCGGTACCTGTAGGACGCTGATAGCTCTCGAACCGTGTCTGTTTCGACTCCGGCGATTGCCTCCGCATCCCAGATGCAAATGTCCGCAATTAGGTACGGGGCCAGGAACTCGACTTCCGAGCCGATGGTTCCCGCAATCGCTTCCTGCTTGGGATCGTCTGCACTCACCGCCGTGTGCTTGAACATCAACTGATTGCGGGCAAAGGACGGGGCCGATTTCGCCAACTCCCCTGGATCGCGCAGCATGTAGTACACCCGCTCCGGCTCCAGACCCAGTTTGTCCGATTCGGGAATCTCGCGTCCGTAATAGGGGTTGACTGTCGCCTTGGAGATGGGCGTTCGCAGGATATGAAGGCGTCCGTCTGCATCGTATCGTCGATTCTGAAAGGCTGCGTCGCACGCAATCTCCATAGATCATCTCGCCTTAGAGCATTGCACTATGAAAAATGGATTGCAATAAGCTGTGTGAAAATGAAAGGCAGATCGGCTATAATTGACTTATGCCCCCAGCACGGAAAAATATCTGCATACACGGACATCGGCTCAAAAGTGATAAGAAGCGTCAACGCTGCCCTATTTGCCAGAGCGTGTACTTGCGGAAGTGGCGGGAGAAACAGAAGAGTAAAGGAGCGGTGAAATGCGATTGATTCCACTAACACAGGGCCAGTTTGCAATTGTTGATGACGAGGATTTTGATGACCTTATTCGCTGGAAATGGCAAGCCTACTGGCATACAAGGACGCATTCCTTTTATGCAACTCGAAGAGGAAGTATCAAAATGCACCGCCAGATTCTTGGGTGTCAAGCAGACCAGCAAATAGACCATCGGAATCACAATACTCTGGATAACCGTCGATCCAACTTGCGGTTAGCTACGCCATCTCAGAACGCAATCAATCGGCGCAAAGCAAAAGGGTATAAAGGAGTTTCGCGTGTTCGTGATAAATGGAGAGCTACAATAGGAAGTGTCCGTAAAAAAGAACGCCGCCATCTTGGATATTTTCCCAGTGCAGAGCGAGCCGCTAAAGCCTATGATGCCGCCGCTATCGAGATGTACGGAGAATTTGCGCTTTTGAATTTTTGTCAGTAGGCGTGAATGGCAAAACCGAACGCCCTACACACCGGCACCCAATCAACTCGCCCGGACGAACCCACTTCTTAGCCGCAGAATCCCACATCCCTTTACTAATCAGATACCGCTTGCCATTCATGGCGACATGCGTAGGCCGTGGCGTCTTGCCTGCATGAGAATGAAGCCATTGACCCTCGACAATGCCCAGTTCCGTTTGTCTGGCTTCCTGTACAACCGCGTTCGCCTTATTGGATTGATCGCGCGCAATCAGTACGGCGCGGTCTGCCGCTACCTTGTATCGCGCTCGAATTTCCGCTGCCATAGACTTTAGATCGCGTCCCGCTGCATAGTTCCGCATCACGATTCCCTCAACCTCTTGCAGGTACCGTGCGGGAATCGACTTGATTAACCCAACATTCTCCGTCAGCGACGCCTCGAACGCATCGCGCATAGCCGGAGTCAGCGTGAACTGGATCGACCATCCAGCATCGCGGAGGGCTTGACGCATCGCAGAATTTGTCGCGCTGAATTGGCCTTTGACGAACGCGCCCGCCATTTTGGGAGCTTCCGTATCGAATCGTTTACGCCATTGCTCGAAGAGGCGACGTACTTCTTCCTGCATCTCGGCGGAAGGAAGCGCATCTGTAGCAAGGATCGGCGGCGCGGCCTTGCGCTGGGACTCCAGCCAATACTCAACGCTATTGGCCATCTCGCTGATGAGTGCGATCATGCGCTTCTGGTAACGCATCCGAGTGCCTATGTTCGGCCAGACAGCGCGGACAACTTTAGGCTTCATGCCGTTCCTCTGGCCAGATTCGACCCAAGCTCCTCTTCACTCGGCGGGGCAATCTCTTTCTCAACGTCGATCCCTTGGTATCCGCTCTCTGGGTCACGCGCAAGCCGCTCGCGCTCTTCCTGCGCGTCGATAACGCCTCTGTCAATCAGGTTTCCAGCCCGAATGCTGTCGTTGACGCGGATCGTCGATTCCTGCTCCTCTGTCATCTCATACAGTGGGTTGAAATCGAATGTGATTTCGGGTTCAATCTCGCCATACAACGAAAGCTGCACGAGCTTCAGCATGGTTTCGACGGGAACGCGATAGTGCGCTTCCTGTTGCGCGTGAATCCAGTCGTACCAAATGCGAATCTCTCCCTCCGCCACATTCCCAAATCCAGAAGGCGAAATTCCCGTCATCACT